TTATCGAAACAAAATGGAATTTATACATTTAAATTCGAGGAAGAAGATGTTCTACGAAGCAAATTAGTTAAATTTATTGTTGGAAAATTACGCAAACAAAATTAATATTCTATTATTTTTGGCGTCGGAGCACATTTCGGACAACCGCTTCCTTGTAAATGAGAACTCGGAACTTGCCAAAATTCTCCGTGGACTTTACATACTATCTTTCCCTTAACGTTGGATTTCACATAGATGAACCTTGAATAGTCATATCTATCGCCATGAACTTCGGCTGCTTTCTGTATAAAATCATTTTTTGTTGATGGTCTCATAGTATCGTTCAAGATTTTTTTTCTTCACTGCGTCTTTATTTCGCTCGTAATATCGCATGACGGCATTGCGATTTGCTTGTGTTTTTTCTTCATCAGTAAAGTATTTTCGGTTTCTTCCCATATACATAAATATAGGAGAAAACAATAAACATGAGAAAAAGATTAGAAAAAAATCATCTTCTTATTTGAATCACAAAACTCATTGTAATCGCTATTTATTAGCATGGCCAACCAGCGTATATCACAATTAGCCCCAATTACGGCTACCGAGTTGACTTCGGATGACCTTTTGCTCGTCTCCGATGTTACTGCATTTCAATCGAAAAAACTTACATTAAGTGAGCTTTTTAATTATCTCTTTCCAAGCGATAATTTTTCCGGGTCATTATTTGGCACGGCGAGTTATGCCACGAATGCCCTCACTGCATCTTATATTACTATTCATAGTGCATCTTATGTTCCAACATCAAGTTGGGCGTATGATGCCGTTACATCGTCATTTTCCAAGTTGGCTAATACCGCATCAAATGCAATGACGAGTTCATATGCTCTAACCGCATCATTCACAATTGCCACATCAGTTGATTTTGCATATTCATCTTCACTTTCAAACTATACACTTACCGCATCTTATTTGCTCTTGGACCCAAATAATGCAACGAATGGCTCTGCGTCATATGCTCTAACCGCATCATATTTCGCAGGTGAAGAAAGTGCTACTTCTTCATATGCTATTAATGCCTTCGAATCGTCCTACGCCGACACCGCATCGTTGGCTATGACCACCCCCAATGCCGACACCGCGTCCTTCGTTGCCACATCATCGTATTTACAATTTAGTGGATATCCCAATGGAACAGCATCCTATGCTATTTTCGCCGGAAATATAACTAATAATCGGCAAGATTATGGTAGTTTTTCTGCAATTTCCCAATCCATGTCCTCATCACAGCTTGATTTGGTTACAATTCTTCCGACATTTGGGGGACTTCAAGCAACAGATGTGGAAATACACGGGACATTGGATGTTCCATTCACGTCGTCTCACAACTCATTCCTTGGTCGGGTCGAATTATTCGCTCTTGAGCGGAAATCTGGAATTTCTCAGTCATTGGATTATTCTCCGGTTTATTTAAACCTTGGAGGAACGGCAACAATTTCAGGAACACTACATTTTCCAGTAAGTCTTCATGGAGATGTGTCATTGTATGGATTATATCAATTTTATGTCACCACCTCCAATGGTATAACACTCGATAAAAACCGAACTGTTCGATTCAGAATTTCTAGCACGAGCGATCAGCTCGCCGTCGGTTCCGCAGAACCCATGATTTTTAACACATATCCGGTGAATTCCATTTTAATGTGGTCGTCAAGTTTACACCCCACAATTGCATATTACGGATCAGCCTCTCAAGTTATATTTTCTGGGTCTTCTGATGTTACTTCTTTACTTGTACCACCGGGTAGCGTTTCAAATATGAATTATACATGGACACTGACAGGATGCAAAAAGATTATTCTCGATAGCAACACGGGATTAACGCAACTCGGAGGAATCCCAACAAGTTGTGTGACTATGTCTGCGGCTTATTGCGGATTAACGGAGCTTCCAGATATGTCAAGTGGAAGTGTCGGATATGCCAATTTCCCGGGTAATAATATTGTCGCAAATTTATCATTACCGCCATCAATGAACTATTTAAATGTTGCTGGAAATTACTACGTGAATCTCCCGGCGACATGGCCAGCGGGGATACAAACTCTAGTGGCAGATGGGACTGGAATTGTTTATATACCGCCCATAATTCCCGATAGTTTAATTTCAATGTCGTTCAATTCCTGTCCAAATTTAAATGGATGGCTATCACCAACCCTTCCAGCTAACTTGAAATACCTTGATACGAGTGTAAGTCCATTAAGTAATTTACCTATGACTATGCCGTCACAATTACAATGGGTCAATGTTTCTAATTGTCAACTTTCACCTACTATTATCGGCAGTATTGCCCAAGGACTCGTAAATAATGGATTAACGGGGGGGTTCTTTGCGTTTTTAAACAATCCCGGAAGTGGTTCCGCGTTTAATATTAGTTCAAATATTGCAACACTTATAAGCCGTGGATGGACCGTTATATCATAAGGATTACATATGTCAGACGATTACAATATCAAAATAAGTGAGTTAAATCCACCGCCAACACCACCGATCACCGAAGATTTCTTTCCACTGGTTCACAGTGCCTCGATGACAACCTATCGAGCATCTATTCAATACATTGGATGCTTAATTACACATTCGATTTATGCCGACACGGCGTCATATTTGACGGATTATGCTCCGACGGTCTCGGCATCGTGGGCGTCAGCCAGCATTTCAGCATCTTACGCCAAGACGGCATCATATGCTATCTCGGCATCTCATGCGAAGATGGCAGATAGTGCTTCTTATCCCAGCCAACTGTTTCAGATTTCTTGCTCATGGGCGTCAGCATCCGTTTCTGCATCTCATGCTAACATGGCCGATAATGCGAATTTATCGGGGGTTCCGTATAATGTGCCATTTTGGATGACCAACGGAGCCAATGCAAATTTAGCCCAAAATTCCCCGTTATCAATCCTGCCGGAATCATCAGGTTGGGGGTCTAGTCTGGTGCTTATTGATAGTGCATCGACAATGGGACGGGGAAATGTTAGCTATCCCTCATCAAATTATACATGTATAGGGTGTAGTACCGCGTCAAACCAAATATTCAAAGGAGCATATGACGGATACTCCCCCAGTGGTTTAACTTCAGTATGGCCAATAACATCACAGACATTTGTAGGAACCGACCAACGATTGTTTCAGTATGATACGTCGAGTATTAATGGAACATATTTCTCGGGAAGTGCCGGAGATGGAACTACAAGTGGATCATGGGTTTCAATTGGAACTGGTCCGGGAGCTATCAGCTCGTCATTTAATGGTAAATGGGTTCGTATTCTATCACAGGGACGCAGCGTTGCAACTGGACAAGTCGCGAACCACGCTGCTATAGGAGAAGTAGCATTTTCTGATCAAGATATGGGCGGACTTCTTAGACTTGCTATTAGTTCGGATGCCAACTATATTCCCGGTATTGGTTATGGGAGCAATATTCAACACATCATTTATATGCGTGTTAGTGTTGGTGCATGGGCGACACAACCCCAAGCCCAAGTTATTTCAACTAATGCTTATAATGGGACACTCGTTCAAGCTGCCCGACTACAACATTCATCTACTGGAATTGATCCATGGTGGTCGCTTGATTTATTAATAAACGGGTTATCAAATGCCGACGCTCACTTTACAATGTATCTTCAAAGTTGGGGATCGGTTCGTCTTCTTACAACACCAAATTGGGGACCATGGCCATTTGAGACGACAAGTAGCAATGACATTACAAACGACAATTCCCAATTGATTTTTCCAATTGCACCGGGAAATTATACGATGGTTAATAAACCGTCTCTTTCAGCTAACTTGTTACCCTATTATCTCCAAGGAATGCCCGTAGTCATTACTCCCACGTCTAATAAAATGACACAGAGTTATTCCTCGGCAAATCCATATGCATTACAGGTCGATGGACCTATTAACACTGCCGATGCATACTATTGTCAAAGCAATCGGGGAATAACAACCACTGTCACGTATGGTACGACTAATTTATACTTTTCGGGTGGTATTTTGATAGGGAAAAATCCCCCTGATAGTTATACTCCAGCCACGGCTCCATGTCTTGGACCTTGGCAAACTCCCATTGTTGGTGGAAATAGCGGTGTTAGTGCAATGTATCAGGATGCTACTTATCAAATTGGTCAAGGTACTGGACCAATCCAATTTTATTACGACACAAGTAATAACAACAATGCTGCTGATATTGCAGCAGGAAATCCTCCGGGAAGTCCGTGCCGTTTCCAATTAATTTATCAGAGCAATGTTGTTTGGGATTCCGATTGGCGTAGTCTTAATACGTCAGCAACAAAATTGACTGCGTTAAGTACATCATTAGCTCATTATGCAGGAAATTCAACATGGTGTTCAACTGTACCAAGTACACTTATCGCTAATGGACCAACTCCAACTTATGTTTTGTTGCAGCCGTCTGTTCCAACCGTAATATATAATAAAGCAGACACGGTGGGATCAATTGTAACAGTTAGGTCTATCGCTCCAATGGCAGGTGCCTTTAATTACACCATGAGTTGTCCGGGCGGAGCCTTTTCAGCCCCTCCGATTTATGTTCCACCGACAACGGCTACTATCATGGTAATTCAAATATGTAATAGCAATGCGGTAGTGGATGATCAGTTCGACGTTTATCTTAATGGGACTAATATTGGAAGATATAACGGTGATGCCAATGCTCATGTTAATACCATATTTTATGGTACTACAGTTGCGGTGGATACATCTACACTTGGATTAGCAGGTAAATGTGCTTGCACGCCAAGTACCTATACGACATATAGAGCATTCGATCCGTCTCCTATAGTGACTGGAACGAATACATTGAGCATGAAGAACGTGATATCTGATCGTTATGGAAACATGGGAACATTACAGGTATTTAAAGCATTATTGAATCTTGCGTCTGGTGTGGTGACATGGTCATCTACAGTCCTCAATACAAATTATAGTGGTACTTCGGGAGCGTCATTCACTTATACATTCAACTGGTAACCGTTTTTGGACTAATATAGTCCAGAATTAGATTAAAAATATAATAAATTGACTATTATAGGCAAATAGTATATTCTCATGGAAAATAAATAAAAATCTATTTTACCTATGGAGCGAAATATGTATGCGTCAGTCAATCATAAAAAAAATACTATGGACCAGTCAGACATTTCCTATACAATCGAGCTTCTGAACGACGCAATCACTGATAAGGATTGGGATAAGATATACGAAACCCGCGAACTTCTGAATGAATTTTTAGACGGAAGCGAATCTCCTACGGAAGAATAATATGATTTTCACCATTCTATCATTAGCTCTAATTATCACTATTGGATTACTCATTTCTACGTTTATTCTGATTCGGAATCTTTTAAAAAAAATCGCAGTATATGAAGAGTGGGTTCTTGACGTTAAAACTGATGTCATACAAACATTAGAGAAAATGCGAGAAATTGACACCCGGGGTATGTTTATTACGACAATTGCCGGTGGTGAAAAAGGAGGATTCGAGTCAGATGACGAAGTTGGTGTAGTATTCAAAGAGATGCTGGAGCTTATCGAGAAGTTAAACCAACGAACTCAATGAAAAAAAACAAAAAAGTTACAACTCAACCCCAGACCAAAAAACATTGCCGCAAAGGCAAGTCAATCATTCCCAAATCGAAGAAACAGAAATCTTCTACTATCGTTTCCGTTCCGATTGCGGCATTTCAACCACCCGCCAAACTTCCCCGTAAACGACGTTCAAAGAATGTTACTCGAATGTATTTTACGGAGGACACGGAGCAGGCAATAATTCTCTATAATAATACCGAAGATATTAATACTCGAGAAAAAATCTTCAATGAAAAAATTCTACCTGCGTTTCAAAAATTAGTGGAAAATGTATTCAATACATTTAAATTCTCATATTTTGAAACGAGTCCACAAGATGTTCAACGTGAATGTTTAACTCATTTAGTGGCCAATATGCATAAGTTCGATCCCAACCGAATGAGCCGAGATGATCCGACAAAAAAAGCTCATGCATTTGCATATTTTTCTATCATCGCAAAACACTATTTAATCCTGCTGAATAATACGAATTATAAGAAATTCAATCAGAACGTGGAAATTAGTGAAGAACGTGATGAAAATACGGTCCAACTCCAACAGGATGACAAATATTATGATCAACGGGAACTTAATGATTTTATCCGACTGGTTCTTGAATTCTGGGAAAAGAATATTAATAAAATATTCACCAAGCAACGAGACTTAAATATTGCCAATGCAGTCATTCACATCATACGTAAAGGAGAACACATCTCACTCTTCAATAAAAAAGCATTGTACTTATATATCCGGGAGATCGCCGATTGTCGTACTCAGCAAATAACAAAAGTTATAAATAAAATGAAGCCCATTTATAACAAAATGCGAGCATCATATGTAACTCATGGAAAACTACCCGATGACGTCTTCGAATCACGGCATGTAATGTAAGCAATTGCCCGTATAAAATAAGCCTTTTCTCCGTTTAAAGTAACGGAGAAGGGCTATTTATATGTATGATGACATCCGGCATATACAATATAACAAATACCCAATCGGGGAAAGTGTATTATGGATCGTCCAACAATGTGAATGGACGATGGCGGAATCATAAGAGCAAGTTAAATAAAAACATACACCCAAATCCTCATTTACAAAATGCATGGAATAAATACGGCGAGGCATCGTTTCAGTTTAAAATCGAGGAAGAAATGCCGACCGAACAACTACAGTCTGCCGAGCAATGTTATCTCGATTGGTGTAAAATATTCCCACGATGGTCATATAACATTGGATATGATGCTGAATGTGCAACCCGAGGATTAAAGTTTGGTCCACCGTCCGAGCGAAAAATAGGACTCGCAAATAGTGGTAGTAACAGTGTTAATTATGGAAAAAAAATGTCCATCGAAACATGTCATAGAATGAGTTTGGCAAAACGGGGAGTCCCAAAACCTCCGTTTACAGAAGAACATCGTAGAAATATGGGATTGGCTCGTAAAGGAAAATATTATGATTTGAAAATCTATGAATTTCATCATCCCGAGTTTGGGTTCGAAAAATGTAGTCGTCACAGTTTAATTGACAAATATAAATTGCATTCTCGGGGGGTAGGAAATATTATTACGGGAGTGCGAAAATCATATAAAAAATGGAGGATTTGTGGCTGATATCAATTTTGAATTATTTGATGGGAAAACATTTAAGGATTTGTGTCGTGATGTGATTGATAGGAGTGATAATAAGAAAATCCAATTAGACACCATTATCGGGGACCTGCGTACCCTAATTAAAGGACCGAATGATATTCCAATGCTCATTCCCCGAATCAAAGAACTTCTTGAGGTCGGTGTGAAGAATGATGAACAACTCATCAAACTTGCTGCCGTCGTCCAACGACTTCATTCTACCCAAATTGAAGCGACAGGCGGGGAGGATGGCGGACTATCGGAAGAGGAGAAGGACAAATTGCTAGAACAACATCTAGCAGATGTTCAGAAAAATCTAGTTGCCATTAAACAAGAAACTGAAATTCCTATTCCCAAATAATTATGGCTTACTGGAAAGATAGTCCCAAAAACACCCGGACACTTGATAGTTTTGGGCTTGCAACCACCCACAATTCATCAACCGGAGGGAATCGCGAATTCCATGAATTGGAATTGGGAGTGGTGTTGGATATTGTATTAGATTTAACACACCCAATTTATTTGGAAGCACATCCCATGCAAACTCGGATTGATGCAGAACGTTGGCCAGTAGATTTAACGGGTGCTCCTCCATCTCAAGCCGACCCAGATTTAACATGGATTGGGCGGTGTCTTGTTCGGCCTCTTGTTTCGGAAAAAATCACAAAAAAGGACCAACTCAAGTGGGCATATCCGATTGAGAATAATTTTTCTGAATATCCACTCATCAATGAGACGGTTATGCTATATGAGTCATCTGATGGTAATCGGCTTTATTATAGTAAGGTTATAAATTTTCGAAATTGGCCGAATAACAACCTTGATTTTACTATTGAAGATGCATCTTCTGGCACTGGTAACACAACTTTATTCAGTAAATCCCCATATACAGGACGTATTCAATCACAAACAAATTGGAAAGGTGATGTGGGGCGGATTGGGTATGCCGGGAAATATTATTATGCTAATCCGAAGATTCGCACAATTCACCGATTTGAAGGTGATACGATATTAGAAAGTCGGCATGGATCGGAAATTATAATAAAGGCATTTGATAAAAATCGCAGCAATGATGTAGGAGTATATCCAGATTACGCGAATAGTGGAAACCCAATGCTCATTCTTAGAAATCGACAACGCCAGCTATTAAAGGTAGGAGAGACTCTTACATTAAAGCACAGCCCCAATCCGGCTACAGTTGTTGGAACGGTCGAGGAAAAAAATGTCGGTGGATATTTAGATGAAAACATCAATCACGACGGGGCATCAATGTATTTGACCAGCGGCCAGACAGTCAGTGAATGGGTAACCACGTGTTACAAGCGAATGTTTCATGATACCCAAGATGAAGAAGTCGCAAAATTTCGCGGACCAAGTACATTTACGTATCCGGCTCCAATGGATGGCGACCAAATAATAATTAATTCGGATCGCCTCATATTTTCGGCTAGATATGATGAAATTTTATCATATTCAAAAAAACGGTATGGAATTTGCACTGATAATGAGTTTACGGTAGATGCTCATCAGCAGATTGTATTGACGACACATACCAAAACGGTTCTAAATTCTCCTGCTATTTATCTCGGGGAAATGGATAATACTAACGAGCCAGCATTGCTTGGACAGACCACCGTTAATTGGTTATATGAGCTTTGCAATTGGTTAATTAACCATACACATTGGCATTATCACGTCCATCCCGACGCAGTGACGCACACTGGTGTATCCGTAGATACAAAACCCGAAGCTCCGACTCAAACCCAAATTCCAGTTCAGATTCAGACTCTCATCCGAATGCGAGACTCATTACATAATCTATTAAGTCGTCGTGTATTTCTTGTAGGTGGGGGTTATGCCCCCGGACAAAATGGAGCACCCATCGTGGAGGGTACACCTCCAACTAAAATAGTTATAGACAATAAGTTTAGTATTCCGGGCACACTTGCTCCACATGACCAAGTTTATTTGCCCGCGATTCCAAATTTAGCGTCAAATTCAAGCACTTCAGGACAACCGGGAGGATGGACGGGAGTAGATACAAGAATTGTCGGTGGTGGCGGGGCCGTGAGTGCCGTTGGAGCAACTATGCCTCCGGCAAATCCACAACAAGGATTAGCACCATCGGCACCAAATTGAGGTCAGGTTAAGTGATGGAATATCAAATTCTATCATATTTATACATACACATATGAAAAAGTCAGAACTTACACAACTCACACAGATAGTAGAATTCCTTGTAGCCAAGGAAATCCGAAAACAACTCCCGCAACTTATTGGTGAAGTTTTCTCTAATATGGCGGGGAAATCCATGGTATCCGAAAATAGCCGACCAATTCAAAAAGAGGCCGAATTACCTCCCGCATCCGAGCATTTGGCAATGAAAAACTCCTTACGGGAACTTTTCGCGGGAGCAACTCCTATAATCAAAGATACTCTGGATGAATGCGAACTTCCCAAGAGTCATCCGGTGAGACAATATACAAAAGACCCCATCCTGAATAAAATTTTGAATGAAACGACGTCCGATCTAAAACAGCGAGAAGGGATGGCTAGTATGGCAGCAGTACAGGCCGGATATAGAATTCCCGGAATGCCAACCGGGCCACTGCCACAATCGGCTCCAGCAACCGTGATTCGAGAAGATCACATTCCTCTGGCGGACATTGCGGATGGAGTCTCAGCGTTGGATGTAGCCCGTGCTGGTATGACCCCGGCACCGATTACAGAGGCACTAACCAATTATGACCGAATGAAGAAGATTCTGGACGCATCGAAAGGTAAGCGGTATTAAAAATGGCGACGACCAAAGTACAACCTATCGGAATTACATTTCCAATTCGAAATGGACCCATGGGGTATTTTGAACAATCTACCGACAGTTTTACGGCCTATCGTATGAATATCATCAATTTATTACGAACAATGCCGGGGGAAAGAAGGATGAATCCGACGTTCGGGTCTCGATTGTGGACTCTGACATTCGAATCAAATGATGATTTCATCTTGAAAAAAGTACAAAATATAATTACAGACGATCTTTTTCAATGGATACCCGGGGTAACTGTAACTAATGTAAATGTAAGTGGAGATGTAAATACAAATCGTGATATATTGACATTACATATCATTGTAACTTACACTGTTACGGCGATTAATGTATCGGATTCGGTATCGGTCACGATCAATGTAAATAAAGTTTAATATGAGTTCGACCACACAAAAATCTTTTCAGCCAACGACTAAAGACATTCGATATCTTAATCGGGACTTTTCGCAATTGCGAAATTCATTGATCGAGTTTGCCAAAGTCTATTATCCCAATACTTATAAAGATTTTTCCCCGGCAGCACCGGGTCTAATGTTCATTGAACAAGCTGCTTATGTTGGAGATGTCCTTTCGTATTATACTGATTATATTTTCAAGGAAACAACCATTCAGAGTGCCACAGAAAGAAAGAATATCATTGGACTCGCTCAATACTTGGGATATAAAGTTAAAGCCACGACCGCAGCAACGGGTGAAATTACTCTTCAACAGCTCTGTCCTTCGGCGAATGATGGTGCGGGAAATTTTTATCCCGATTCCAATTACATGTTAATCGTTAATGAAGACTCGCAATTTTCCAATGCCGCAGGAGCATATTACACTCTCACATCAACGGTTGACTTTTCCCTGAGTTCATCAAATTCACCCAGAACTGATCAGGTATATTCCCGGACCAGCGACGGAACTCCTGAATTTTTTCTCCTGACAAAAAACGGGCCAATTAGTTCTGGACAAGTATTGACACAAGACGTTGTAGTAGGAACTCCCACTTCTTATTTTTCGATTCCGTTGTCCGAACCGAATGTTATTGAAATCATTAGTATTGTAGATTCCGATAGCAATAAGTGGTATGAAGTAGATTATTTAGCTCAAGGAATGGTTCCTACTGCGGTTCCCAACGATTCGGAATATGAAGGGTCTTTATCACAATATAAGGATTCGGTTCCTTACATTTTGACGTACCTTAAGACTTCCAGAAAATTCATAACCTCGGTAGATGAGAATAATATCACCACAATTCAATTTGGAGCCGGAATTAATGGAGTGGATGATGAATTGATAACATTCGATTCAGACCTAATCGGAGAGGGTATGAGAAATATCAATACGGTTAACATTCCACTAGACCCGAGTACGTTTCTGAAAAATGAAAACTATGGAATTTCTCCACAGAATACAACTCTTACTATAACCTATACTATTGGTGGTGGATTAGCCTCTAATTGTCAGGCAAATTCTATTGTTAATATTGTATCTGCCATATTTAATAATTCACCCGAGGGTCTGTTACCGGAGCAAGTACAATTACTCAATACGGTTCAAAATTCATTGACCGTAAACAATTTATCACCATGCACGGGAGGTCAAGATGAAGAGACGAATGATCAAATACGAATGAATGCCATGGCGACCTTTGCCGCTCAAAATCGAGCGGTGACCCAGAATGACTATTTAATTCGCTTATTTTCTCTACCGTCTCAATTCGGTGCTATTGCCAAGGCTCAAATTGTAACCGATACAAGTTTACAGTCGAATGTTAATAAGATTTTAGTCGGTACTATTAATTCAAGTGGAATGGCCAATGTGACCGATAATAATGCCATTCGTAACATTGCGTATGATAATACTAATCCATTTGCAATTAATGTTTATATCTTAACGTATGATTCTAATAAAAATTTAACCCAGACCAATCGAGCACTCGTAACAAATATAGTTACGTATCTCAAACGGTATCGTATGTTAACTGATGCCGTAAATATTATTGATGGTTACATCATAAATATTGGGGTTAATTTTACAATTACGACATACAAAGGGTCCAATAAAAAGAGCGTATTAAGTAATTGTATTTCAACGGTACAGGATTTCTTCAATATTGATCGATGGAGTTTTTCACAACCAATCAATCTCAGTCAATTGACGCTGGAAATCGCCAAAGTAGATGGCGTACAATCAGTCGTCAATGTTGAGATTTATAATCTGAATGCCTTAAATGGAACTTACTCCCCGGTTCAATATGATGTATTAGCAGCTACACAAAATAACATAATATACCCAAGCGTTGATCCCAGCGTGTTCGAGGTGCGTTTTCCGAATAGTGACATCCACGGCTCCGTCTTATAATTTTTACGAATTTACCGCCTATGTTAAAAGAAGAACATCTTAGAAAATACAATCATTTTAAAAAGGACTAAACCGTGCATCATTTCATTTTTCCAGTTGCCGATACTTACGTAACCAATCGCCCAAATAATTTGGAGACGAAGAATTTTGGCATCGACGAAATCCTTCAGGTGGGAACGCAAAATACCGTTCAATCTTATGCTGACCACGCATTATTGCAATTCGATATAGGAGCAATCTCACAATCCATCTCGACTGGAGATATTGTTAATCCATCGTTTCATTTGAAAGTTAAGATTTGCAATGAGTATCAATTACCAATCACATACACCATTTATGCAGCACCAATCAGTGAAAGTTGGGTAATGGGTAATGGCTATATGTCAGATGGAGGGTCAAATACCGGGGCAAGTTGGATTTTTCGTGATTACACAGGCGGAAACCAATGGACTATTGCGGGAGGAACGTGGATTCCAACTTATTGTACTCAGAATTTTACATTTAAATCTGCTGATATTGATATGGATGTGACGCCCATTGTCAACCAGTGGTTGGCTGGACTTCCTAATTTTGGATTTGTCATTTTATCCTCAGACGAGTTTCATCCTACCGGGTCGGGATTTATGCTCAAGTATTTCAGCGAAAATACAAATACAATCTATTCTCCGGTACTTGATGTAGGATGGGATGATTCTGTATTTGTCACCGGGAGTATTTCCACTGGAAGTGTGCAGATTACACAAACATCCGGGTCAAGCACGACGATTCAATCGGGATCATCACTTATAGGCGGAGATGGGGTATATGGAAATTTTACCTCGTCTGTATTCATGACTATACAACCATACTATGACACGGCAAGTAATGTTCAATTGACGGGCAGTTTTATCGAAGAATTTACGGGAAGCTTAATTGGGGAATTCTATGGCATAGCTATTGGACAAGGTTATTATACAGGCAGTGGAGGATTTACCGCCAGTTTTACTGGGTCTATCGATGGAACTGACATTGAATTGACGAGCAGTGCAGTTATGGGAACTAATGTAGCAGGGTATATTATCAATGATGTCTCAATGCCATCTTTATTGGGAACGTTTTCGGGTAGTTTACAGGGGGCTGCATTAGCAGTTATGGGATATGTATCTGGGGTCTGGCTCGACCAAAATTATAATTCTTTTACAGCCTATTTATCAGGATCGGGGGTCAATGGTAATATCCAAGGGGTTCCTGTATGGGGATCAACACAAGGCTTAATTGCTCAATCCAATACCATAGTGTCACTTCCCAACGAAATCCAATCTTCGACTGAAACTTCTCCAATGGAATCTCCATATTCTAATGCATCGGTTGGAGCCATGTTTCCCCCGAACTCGAATCCATATGAATATATTGATTTGGAATGGATATGGGGAGGTGATGATTGCGGATGGAGCAGTCTCATTCCGGTTCCTACGGGATCAACTATTACATGTTCATGTGGCATTTCACACTCAGTCCAATTAATAACCGGGTCGTTTACAGACGGACCATTCGCCGGATGCACGTTTACTGCATATTATGCTAATTACCAGATTATTTTTGCATCCCTCACGGGGTCTTGGACAAATGCAGCTATTGAAGGTGCATCAGTTAGCATTCCATCATCTCAACAAACGTACCCATATGTTACCGCATATATCAATGGAGAGTATGTAGCGGGAAATGCCTTGGGCATTTATACGCCAAGCGGTTCTTATAGTGCTAGTTTTAATGGACAATTTACGACGGGAGAGTTGGAGGGAGATACACTTTTACTTCAGTTATCAGGAAGTACTTCCACATCGAGTTATTCTTATACAAGCAGTGTCCAACTCACATCAAGTGTATTGACCGCGTTAGATATAAACCAACCCTTTAGCATTAATTTATCAAATCTTCAGGAGGAATATGAAGCCGGAGATATTATTAAATTAAATGTGTTTGGACGCATGAAATTTCCACTGAAATACTTTGGAATTTCAACCCAACAGGAACAATATCTGATTCCTCAATATCTGCCGTCAGCATCATATTATGCATTAAAAGACAATCAAACAGAGGAAATTGTAGTTAATTTTGATTCTGGGACGAGAATTTCATGTCAATATCCCAGCGGGAACTATTTCCTGATTGATACCACTGGACTTGCACAAGAACGATACTATCGAGTGTTGATTCGAGTGGAAGATGGAATCACATCTGACACCATTGATACGGGAAAGATATTTAAGATCACCCGATAATTATAGTGTGGAATCATAAATAGGAATTGATTTGAGACACTATGTATTATAGCTATGATCAAATTAAAAAATTTAGTATCCGAAATGAAAACGGATGTTTTGTGGTCGAATCCAAATTTTCGGACATGGTTTGGTGATAGTAAAGTCATTGATAAAAATAGGAATCCCATGATTGTATTTCATGGAACAAAAACTCCTCCTTTACAATTTTCCCGAAAACGAATGGGGTGGGGTTCTACTATGTTTGGAAATTATCAAATTGAACGACATGGCATATTTGCGGCAGAAGACCCACAATTAGCCAATGAATTTGTTAATGCTGGGGATGATGAAAAAGAGAGAATTTTGGGGCATTCAATTATGCCGTTATTAATGCGGATCGAATCTCCAATAGATACGACCAAAGCATATTCCGATGCATTATTTAATGCAATCGAAGAATGGGGAGACAATCACACAGAATGGTTTGATGATAAAGACAATCCCCACCACGGGTATCGGATTGCTCGCATATTAGGAGATGCATGGGGAAATAAAATGTGGCTGTTGTTTGATAAAGATTCTTACAATGACCCGGAAATGTGGATAACAATGTTTAAGGATTTAGGATATGATGGGTTAAGAATGTATGAACAGTCGGAGATAGAAAATAATATATCATGGGTTGCATTCGATCCATCTCAAGTTAAATCGGCAATAGGTAATATTGGAAAATTTGATGATTCGAACTCAGATATAACGGGAGAAAATATACAATAATTTATGGCTGATTTTTCACAAAATATTACTCTATTTCAAAAAGACGGAATGTATGATTATAAATTTGACGATCAAGGAAATCTTTATTTCAATAGTTCCTCGCCGGATTTTTCCCAAGTTTATATGGC